GGCGATTTCAAACAAGATGCAATTGAATGGATCAGAGACATTGAAAAAGATTCAGGACAGCCATTCGAAGACTTTTGGCATCCAATGGACGATTTTGTTCCTGCTACAAATGATGCCACCATTCTCAAACAAGAGATCGAAGCGTTAGAGATAGCCGGTGATACCGGATATGATTCGGGCATAGATGACGAAGACTATGGTGATTATGATGATTACGATGAGGGCAGATCTGGCGAATACGATTTAATAGTTATGACCGGCGCTGGTAACCCAACTCGATATCGTGAAACAGGATTAGACGGCGCGTTTGTTAGCGGAAACCTTGCTGTATGGAAAGGTGACGACACAACCTGGTTATAAGACATAAAAACATAACAAAACAGCACTAAATCTATATCATATAGTGCAAAAAATAAGAATAAAGGCGCCTAAACAGCGTCTTTATTTTTGACTGTGGTGTTGATATAAATATAAATATGAGAATAGACGAGATTGCAAATCAGCCATTGGAATGGAAATGGTACAGAAATACGCCCGGTAGTATGAGGCAAAGATATAAACAGATTATGGGCACACCTAATCTAAAAAAGACCGGCGCCGAATTTGAGGCTGGCGATCAGACTATCTTCGTAGTGTTCGCGCAAGACGACGACGGAATCTACCATCTTCTATTTGATTCTACTGAAAATAGAAACCCAGATAAAGCATTCAAATTGACCGGAGCAGGAACTGCTACAGCTGGACAAATATTTGCAACCATCGCACAAATAACTAGTGAATTCATTGACAAAATGAACCTAGATCACATCGCCTTCGTAGCAGCTTCTGAGAAGCGCGCCAAACTGTACCTTCACTTAGCAAAAAGATTTGCCCCAGGATGGAAGGCTGATCGTACGTTTTGGCACGGTCATATCCGTTTCGATTTAGTTCGGTAGAAAAATTTGCTCGTTTCGCTTGACGGCATAAATACTTTTGTACTATAATACAAGTTATTAAAGTATAGTTGCATACCTACCGAGGGTGTAGGCAGCATCAGGTTAAAACCACTAAACTTAAACTAGGGAAAACACAGAACCATGGCAACATTAGCAGAAATCCGTGCCAAATTAGCGGCACAAGACAACAAACAACAGGCCGGCTCCGGCGACAACACCATTTACGCACACTGGAACATCGAAGAAGGACAGACTTGTACTCTTCGCTTCCTTCCGGATGGCGATGAAGACAACACTTACTTCTGGATTGAACGCCAGATGATCAAACTTCCGTTTGCAGGGATTAAAGGCGATCCGTCAAGCAAACCAATGACTGTACAAGTTCCTTGTATGGAAATGTGGGAAGCAACTGGCTCCTGCCCTGTACTTGCAGAAGTTCGTCCTTGGTTCAAAGATCCGTCTTTGGAAGAGGTTGCACGTAAGTATTGGAAGAAGCGTTCCTACATCATGCAAGGTTATGTTCGCAAGGACCCAACCAACGAGGACGGTCCAGACAAACTCCGTCGTCGCTTTATTATTAGTCCGCAGATCTTTGCTTTGATCAAGTCTGCACTTATGGATCCAGAGCTCGAAGAGATGCCAACTGACTACCTCCTCGGTCTTGACTTCCATGTTGCAAAGACCAATAAGGGTGGCTGGGCTGATTACAGCACCTCTAAGTGGGCACGTAAGGAGTCTGCATTGACTCCAGACGAGAAGACTGAACTTGACGAAGATGGGTTGCTTGATCTTAAGACCTTCTTGCCTAAGAAGCCAGATGCAAAGCATCTTGAGATCATCAAGGAGATGTTCGAAGCAAGTGTAGACGGTGAAGCATATGACCCAGATCGTTGGGCTCAGTATTACCGTCCACCTGGCCTCGACAAGCCTTCTACACCAGCAGCAGTAAATTCTCCAGCGGCTCCACAAGCTGAAGCACCTGCTCCGAAAGCTGAAGCAGCACCTGCAGACGATGACATTCCGTTCGTTGCTGATGCAGAACCAAAAGTTGAGGAAAAAGCGCCAGCTGATTCCGGCTCTAAAGCAGAAGACATCTTGGCTATGATCCGTAGCCGTCAGAACGCTTAAACACTAAATATCCACTGTACACTATCTAACCTTGTACATTAATAATGTACGTCAACTGATAGTGTACAGTTGGTACCTACCCAATAGAGAAAATAAGATATGGCGCGGCCGTGGCAAAACCGTTTGATAGCATAAATACAATAAACAAAGGAGTTTTTATGTTACAAGCATATGTATATATTATTACCAATGATATTACAGGACAGTTTTACTATGGGTCAAGGGCCGGGAATATTCGAAAAAAATTAAAGCCAGAAGAAGACTTATGGATACATTATTTTACTTCGTCGATGCGAGTTAAAGTTCTAATAGAAGAACTTGGAGTCGAGTCATTTACTTGTCAAATTTTATTTACAGATAGTGACTATCAGGTGTGTTACTGGAAAGAACAGCAGCTAATCAAAGACAACAGAAAGAATCCACTGAACTTGAACGGGACCTATATTGATCCTGATTCAGGATCAAGAATGTTATCATCATACGGCGAAACAGACGAAGCTAAACGTAATCGCTTGGCTAAGATGTCTAAAACAAAAAAAGGAAAATTTAATTCGAACGGACATTATGGATTAAAGCATTCTGAACTCACTAAGCAACGAATGCGCGATGCCCAAGCCCTAATAAAGTATAAACATCCAGATGATTTAAAAAAACAAATGGCTACAAACTTAAAAGAGGTTGCTAAGAATATGACAGCAGAAGAAAGACAGAAAAGATGGGGCGGCTGTAAAGGTCGTCACTGGAAATTAATAGATGGCAAAAGAGTATGGTTTAACAAGGAGGATGAATTATGAGTCGCCCGTTCGATGTGAGCAAATTTCGTAAAGTTCTTACGAAATCGGTTCCTGGCATGAGTGTCGGGTTCCATGATCCAACAGACTGGGTGAGCACTGGTAACTATGCATTGAACTATTTGATTAGTGCAGATTTTAAGAAAGGTGTTCCACTCGGCAAAGTAACAGTATTTGCTGGTGAATCAGGTAGCGGTAAAAGCTACTTCGCTGCTGGCAATATTGTAAAAGCAGCACAAGAACAAGGTATCTTTGTAGTTCTAGTCGACTCAGAGAATGCGTTAGACGAGAGTTGGCTAAAAGCACTTGGTGTAGATACAGATCCAACTAATCTACTCAAACTTAATATGAGCATGATTGATGACGTTGCAAAAACAATTTCAGAATTCATGAAAGAAATCAAAAAGATGGACCCAGAAGAAGCCCCTAAGGTTTTGTTCGTACTTGATAGTTTAGGTATGATGCTTACTCCAACTGACGTCAATCAGTTTGAGAAAGGAGACATGAAAGGTGATATGGGACGCAAGCCAAAGGCATTGACTGCTTTGGTTCGTAATTGCGTCAACATGTTCGGGGCGTATAATGTTGGTCTAGTAGCAACCAACCACACCTATGCATCTCAAGATATGTTCGATCCGGACGACAAGATCTCCGGCGGCCAGGGCTTTATCTATGCAAGTTCTATTGTAATTGCAATGCGTAAACTGAAGCTCAAAGAAGATAAAGATGGCAACAAAATCACTCAAGTCAAAGGTATTCGTGCAGCGTGTAAGGTTATGAAGACACGTTATTCTAAACCGTTTGAGTCAGTGCAAGTTAAAATCCCTTACGAAGAAGGCATGAGTCCATATTCTGGATTGTTTGATTTGTTTGAAGGTAAAGGCTTGTTTGTTAAGTCAGGTAACAGCTACATTTATACCGACTCGAAAGGCGCAGAGCATAAGTACTTTAAGAAAAAGTATGAAGCAAACCACGATGGCATCCTTGACTTTATGATGGACGACATCATGTACTCCGGACATGATATTGATGACCTGATACCTGACGTCAATGCCGAAGCCGACGAGTTAGTAGAACCAGAGGAATAAGTAGTATGGCCACTTTCGAAGATCTATACGAAGATTGGCATAACATTAGATCTCAAATGCACAAGATGACACATGTGCCAGTTGATATTGCAATGTGGCAATCAGCGGTGGGATATCGAATGGGTACACTGACCGGTACTATTCTAAAGTTACAAGAGAGTGGCCAACCTTATCAGACTGAACTGGATCAATTGGAAGTGTTAGTTGAAGATACTAATCGACGGTTGTTCTTTGACATTATAACATTTGGAGAAAATAATGAGTGAAATTGACATCGTATCTCAATGCTGGGATACATTGCAGGAGTATATTCCTGCAAAAGAAAAACAAATAGCAGCTGATCATTTTGTTCAGATGGTAGTCGATTTAGATTTACCAGACGGAGATTTTGTTAAGTTGGTAAAAGCAGACGAGCATCTTGAAGAAGCCGCTGCTGAATATTTAGACAACGAATCAGAGTACGAAGAAGACGAGTGGTAACATGTGGTACAACCGGGTAACACAAAGTCAAAGAAATATACCTCCGTTCTTAGATTATTATGAGAAGGAATTAGATGAGGCAAAAAGGGAATGCTCAGTTAAAGGTAATGTAGAAAAGAGCATTACAGC